GGATTGGTAACGGAGGCTGCGTGTACGAAACCGAAGAGAAAGCTATGCAAGTTTGGAAGGCTATCCTGGCAGGTGGCAAGTTCGCTGATAGCTATACCGATTACCCAGAGAGTGCAACTAATAACGCAAAGAGGGCAATAGAATGGGCAGAGAAAAATGGTTGGGGTTCTTGTGGCGAAGCAACCGGCAAAGCAAGAGCAAGACAATTAGCAAACAAAGAGCCGATAAGCAGAGACACTATTGCTCGTATGGCTTCATTCAAAAGACATCAGCAGCATAAAGATGTACCTTATAGCGAAGGTTGTGGCGGTCTTATGTGGGATGCTTGGGGTGGCACTAGCGGAGTTGAGTGGGCTATTAACAAACTAAAAGAAATAGACGGAAAATAATTTTCATAGTTAAATTTTTAATTATTAATCAACGGAAAATTTAATGGGGAAGCTATGAAAAAACACACGCAACTTTATTTGCAGGGGATGGGGTATAAAAAAACTGACTTCATTCCCTGTGAAGTGTGTGGCTCACAAGCGGTAGATGTGCATCATATAGAGGCGAGAGGTATGGGTGGCACAAATGAGAAGGACACAATAGAAAACCTGATGGGACTTTGTAGGAAGTGCCACATAGAATACGGAGACAAAAAACAATATAAAGAGTTCCTAAAAGATATACACGCAAAGAATTATGGCAAAGATTAAAGAAAACAATAACAAAGTTAGCTTTGGCAAACGCAAAAGAGGCTCTGCAAAGAAGTCTTTTAACAAGCACACCCCCAGAGAAAAAGCATACAAAGGACAAGGCAGATGAGAAAGTTATGGGCTATATGGTTTATCCTAACACATAAGGCTTACTTTGTTGCAGTATGTAAGACAGGTATGAATGGAGATGATATGACAACCATAGGCAACTACACCTATGCGATGGCAGAAACTTTAATCAATAAGCACATAGCAGACGTAGACACTTACTTAGATCAAGAAGACGCAATAGACGAAGCAAACGATATAATAAACGGAATACTATGATACAAAACGTACCAATCAACACAGTTAAAGCAAACCCTAACAACCCTAGGATAATTAAAGACGATAAGTTTGCAAAGCTCGTAAAGTCAATTAACGAGTTCCCTCAGATGCTTAACCTTAGACCTATTGTAGTTAATGACGATATGGTTGTGCTTGGTGGTAATATGAGATTAAAGGCTTGTAAGGAAGCCGGACTTAAAGAGATACCGATTATCAAAGCAAGTGAATTAACCGAACAGCAGCAAAAGGAATTTATAGTTAAAGACAACGTAGGCTATGGCGAGTGGGATTGGAACGACTTAGCTAATAATTGGGATGAGCAGGAGTTAATAGATTGGGGGTTAGACATACCCGGCTTTGATGCAGAAGTTATAGAAGCTGAGGAAGATGACTTTGCAGTTCCAGACGGAGGGATTGAAACGGATATAGTATTAGGAGATTTATTTGAGATAGGGGAACACCGATTGCTTTGTGGGGATAGTACGGATATTGAAAAGGTAGAACTTTTAATTAAAGGAGATAAATGTAACTTACTTACCGACCCACCATATGGTATTAAAGCAAATAAACAAACACTTGGTACAGGTAAAAAGCAATTTCATAGAGGCGAAGATTGGGATAACGAAGTGCCTGACTTTTTTTATATTTTAGCTTTAATAGACCAAGCTATTATTTGGGGTGGTAATTATTTTACAAATAGACTTGATGTAACTAATGATTGGTTATGTTGGCATAAAAAAAATGACGGATTAAGTTTTAGTGAATTTGAATTAGCTTGGTCAAATGTTGGAAAAAATTGTAGATTATTTTCTCACCATTGGGGTGGCGAGGAGAAGATGCACCCTACTATGAAACCAATCAAGGTAATGGAATGGTGTATATCATTTTTAGATGAGAAGCCAATTTTAGATATTTTTAGTGGTTCTGGTTCAACAATGGTTGCTTCACATCAATTAAAAAGGAAGTGTTACGGAATGGAACTCGACCCTAAATATTGCCAAGTTATAGTAGACAGGATGCGTAAACTTGACCCAACATTAGTTATTAAAAAGAACGGGTTACCTTTGGAATAACAAAGAGATAAATAAGAAGATATGGCAAACGAACATAATTTGAAACCAGTACAGAAAGGCGAGATAAGAAACCCAAACGGCAGACCTCGTAAATATGTAAGCCTACTTAAAGAGCAAGGATATAAACTTGCTGAGATAAACGATACTATCCAAGCTATGATGTCAATGGACTTGGACGAACTTAAAACAGTATGGGATAACCCGAAGGCAACAATACTTGAAAAGACGATTGCAGCAGCTATGCGTAAGAGCTTAGAGAAGGGCAGCCTTTATAGTTTAGAAACTTTGCTAACCCGTGTTTATGGTAAGCCAAAGGAACAAATGGATATACAAACAGATAACAGGATTGAGATAGTATTTGTAGACGGCAAGACAATTCTTTAATGCGGATAGAACTACCTAACGGACATATAAACCAAAAGAAGATACTTGACTGCGAAGCCAGGTACATTGTGGTTATGTGCGGTAGAAGGTTCGGCAAATCGGAGTTGAGCCAGATCAAATGTATTACAACCGCAATAAAAGGCGGTCAGGTTGCTTACATAACCCCTACCTATAAATTGGCAAAGGTATTCTTTGAGAAGCTTTGTAATAGCCTTCCCTTCCCTAATAACAAATCGGACTTAAATATCAGCTTCCCTAATGGTGGCAAGGTGGAGTTCTTTACAGGCGAACGCTTGGACAACCTTAGAGGTAGAAAGTTCAACCTGGTAATAGTAGACGAGGCTTCATTTATACCTAACCTTGAAGACGGGTGGCTTAACTCAATAAGACCTACCTTAACTGACTATAAGGGTAAGGCTATATTCCTTAGCACCCCAAAAGGCAAGAATTACTTTTTTAGTTTGTTTAGCAAAGCAGAGCCGGATTGGCAGAGCTTTAAGTTTACTACATACGATAACCCTTACATAGACCCTAATGAGATAGACGATGCTAGAAAGCAACTTCCAGAGGTTGTGTTTGAACAAGAGTATATGGCAAACCCGGCTGAGAACGCAGCTAACCCTTTCGGCAGCCAACATATACGCAAGTGCTTACACCCTGTTACAACTATGCCGGTTGTAGCTTATGGAGTTGATCTAGCCAAGTCAGTCGATTGGACTGTTATAGTAGGCTTAGACGAAGACGGGAATGTGGCTTATTTTGACCGCTTTCAAATGGATTGGCATAATACCAAGCAAACTATCCTTAGACTGCCTAAATGCCCTATTCTAGTCGATAGTACGGGGGTTGGAGACCCTATCCTTGAAGACCTGCAAAGAGAAGGGGTAATGATACAAGGGTTAAAGTTCACAAGTTCAAGTAAGCAGCAGCTAATGGAAGGCTTACAGGCTGCGATACATCAAGGGAAGATAGGCTATCCAGAAGGAATAATAAGCCAGGAGTTAGAAGTATTTGAGTATCAGTACACGGCAACGGGGGTAAAGTACTCTGCACCTTCCGGCTTCCATGATGATGCGGTTATGGCTCTGGCATTGGCTTGGCAGAATTTCAGCCTTAAACGTGGCACAGGTAGGTACAACTTCCTATAATTGCAACAAGGTTACAAAAATATATTTGGTGGATTGTGTAGAACTTGTATATTTGGTTATTATTTAATCAAAACACAAACACAATGAAAAAAGAAACCGCACAATTTTTAGCAGTATTAGTAGCAGCTTGTTACCTTATTGGTCAATTACAAGACTTCTACTCAAAATGATTTACGCTATCTGCCTTCTGCTAATTGCAACAGGTTTTGTAATGGCAGCATTATTTGACTACACAATTAAAAACTATGACCCAAAGCAACAAAGAATACATAGACAAATATTACGCAAGTGAGCCTATTAGCATAATGATGAATAACATAGATGCGACATATCTGGAAATACTTACCTACTGCAACGAGCAGGGTTACGAACCTTCTAAGCGCAGAATGAGAAGTCCAGAACATAAGTCAAAAATCGGCTTTTTTGACATTGAGAATTACAAACCCGAAACAATATAAACAAATGGAACTACAATTAATCTTCGAAACAACAAAAGAACAAAGGGTGGAATTTACCCACCAAGTAATTGAACGCTTAAACGCAGGGGAGCTTGACCCGTTAAAAACGCATCTTCAAGTTAAAGCCTTAGAGGATATGCTTGAAACATTAAAGGGCAACAAGGACTACAAAGATGCCGTATTACAAGCAGCCGTATTAAATGGCAAAGACTTTGAGTATATGAGTGCCAAGTTTAACATTAGAGAGGTAGGTGTTAAATACGACTTCTCTAAATGCGAAAGCACAGACTACGAGGAAATAATGGCTGACTTCAACGATGCCACAAAGCGTAAAAAGGATATGGAAGAGTTCTTAAAGAAGGTGCCACATCAAGGGCTTGAAATCATTAACGGAGTTACTGGCGAGGTTAAAAAAGTTTACCCTCCGGCAAAGAGTAGCACCACAAACGTAGCCGTATCATTAAAATAATAAAAATATTATACTTCTTTGTAATTTGCTTACCTTTGGCAGCGTTATGCTACATAGGTGGACATCTTGCCTATGAGATAATGTTAAAACTACGCAAATGACTTGGAACGAATTAACAGTTTGGCAGTACCAACAAATCTATCCAATAGTTACTAAGCCTGAGAAGGATTGGACTAACTTAGATGTAGAAAGTAAGCTAGTAGGCATAATCTACAACCTTACAGACACTCAGGTGGATAGCTTGACTATTCAGCAGTTCAATAATCTAAGGGGTACACTCAGCTTCTTAGACGATAAGATAGAAGGTAAGCCGGTTAAGTACACACAAGTAAACGGAAAGCGTTATAGGTTTATCTATGATGTTCAGCAGATCAAAGCAGCCAGATACATAGAGAGCAAAGTATTTAGCACCGACTTAGTTGGTAACCTGCACAAGTTAGCAGCCTCAATGGTTATGCCTCAGCGTAGGACTTGGTACGGCAAATGGGTAGATGAGAAGTACGATGCAGCCAAGCATAGCGATTATGCAGCAGACCTACAAGCCTCTAACTTTATGCACATCTATCAATCGGTTGTTTTTTTTTATCAAGTATACAGAAATTGGATAGAAGTTTCTCAGGCTTATTTGATACAGGAAATGATGGCGAAGGGAATGACACCGGAATTAGCACAAGAGGCGGTTCAAATTTTATGCAGCAGTTTGGATGGCAATATTGTGCCAAATCTGTTGCCGACCACGAAAATATCACAGTTGA